CACCATCCCGTCGTTGTAGTCGATCTGCTGATAGATCCTTGTGAGATTAAAGATAGAGTTCTTACTCTCGTCGCGGAAGGCATGGGACTCTGTACGCGGGAACTGACGGTAGAACTCATTGAGGGCATCAGGGTCTCCCTTCAATGACTCCACCTCAGCGTTCCAATAGTCAAGAGCGCCGCTGTCGATAAGGCCACCATCAATACCTTCGACATCACCCTGCGGAGTTTCGATCACCGGCATACCGTACTTGTCGATAAAACCCTCCATGTTCCACTCCATAGGAATAAACAGAGAGTACATACCGCTCTTAGTCTGCCCATTAGCGTTACGCTTATTAGGATCAGAGTCGTAGTACAGACGCTTGAACTCATCACCGCCCTTGTTGAGTGCGTTGGACGTAGACCCCATCATGCACTTGCCGATGATCTTACGACCCAGCCGCAAACAGGTTTTGGTGACGCGCCAGTTGTTGAGGATATTGTTAGGCTTCAGCCACTTCCCACTCTCGTCGTGTACTAGGAGTAGCAGCTTCTCACCGTCGTAGCTGTTGTCATCAGTGTTCTTCCAGTCGATCGTGGTGTCCAAGCCAACGTAGTTCTCTACATCGGTCTTGGTCATTGTGTTTTTGGTAATCTTCGAGGCAGGAACTCGGAACGCAAGCTCTGTCTTTGGCCTGTCCATACCCGCCTGAATCGGCTTGAAGAAGAACGGCAGCTTGGATGAGATCGGCACTACCTTATCGGTAAACATCTTTTTAGCATCCGATCCAGTCTTTGACAGGATGCCGATCCGCGAGTCCTTGGTAATGGTACCCTGATTCACACACTCCGATGAACCCATAAACGAAAACCCTGAGCGGCGAATCTTGAGGTACACCATACCGTAACACCGAGGGTCAGCCTTGCATGCTTCCCAGTAGATCCAGAATATGCGGTTGGCCTCTCGAAAGTCCGGGTACCCCACATCAATCTTGTCCCACTGGAGATACATATAGTGAGAACCCGTAATGTATGTGGGCTTATCAAAGTTCCAGAACCAATGGCCTAGATCACGACGATCGAACTCGGTGTCAATGTAGTTGACCCACCGAGACTTGAACTCGTTGGGCATTTCGTTCCACTGGAAAATAGAGTTGATCGCGCCAAGCTCCTTGGGGATTTCGTGCCGCTCCCAGTAACCGGGAGTGCGCTTTAACTTAGACGGTGCGGATGGGAGCGCTATATATACCCCGTTGATCCTATATACCTCCCCTACTATGCCAGTCTTAGAGATAACAACAACATCATTCTCCTTGTCATAGCCGTACTTCCAAGCCTTTCTTCGGTTCTTGGACTTCAGGTCTGACTCAGGAATGTAGCCATCTACAACTTCGTATAAGCTATTTACTTCTTCTTTCTGCAAAACCCTGTTTACTGTCTATAGCGCTGTCCTGTGTGTCTAGGGTTTCAATGATATTCTTCTCCGCCTCAATCTTGTTTAGGATCTCAAACGCATCAAAGATGGCGAGCTTCTTTGTGGCAGCAGCGTTCTTTAGCCTGTCCGCTGCCAGCTCATCATCGGGATCTGGCTTGATGATATCCTCTTTTGCCACTCGGATAAGCTGGTTGACAGCCTCGTACCCAGCGGCAATAATCTTCTTTTTTATCTCCTTCTCCTTGCTCAAAGCACCATGGTAATTTGGTGATCAAACATCCGGTACATCTTCTCACCGTCCACGTCGAACTCGTACTCTTGCTCCGGTCGGAATGATACCCTAGATCCAGACTCTATGCCTCTGTCTCTAAGATACTGATTAGGATAACGCATCACCCCTACCAGAGGCTCCTCGGTTATCGGTCGATAGATGGTAGAATCTTCCGGTGGCACTGGCTCTACAAAACAGTACCGGTCATAGGCGTTCCAGCCAGACTCGTTCTTGTACATAAAGAACTGGTCAGGCTCGATAAAGAACTTGTCGTCCCGAAAAAAAGAACGACCGCTCTGGCGCTGCCCGTACATGTCGTTGTAGAACTTGAAGACGTTGTGGTGTACGAGCAACAGATCGCCAGCTTTTATGTTGCCATCGTAGTGTATGGGGGTTGCAACCACCTCGGCATAACGATTGGCAAACTGATGATCTTCCTCGGAGGTACTAACTAAAAAGTCCATACCCCCAATCTGCTTTGTATTACAATACCGCCCCGCCCCGTGGGGCTTGGCGATAAACAGAAAAGGCGATTTCATTCAATAGTCGATATTGTATTCGATTGAGCAGGGCATATTCGTAAACCGTTTCCAAAGCAGAACCTCCCCAAGATCATTCTCGATGTAGACCTCTATATCCGAGAGGTTGTGGCGTATCAAGTGGATACGGTGGCTGCCATTAAGAACTGGTTGTCCGACTACATAGAACATAGCGCCGTTCTTGTAGTCGGGGCCAACAGCAATCTTGCGTACTAACATGGCGCGGCTTTGACTGTGCCAGTGTTGATGTCGATAACCGCTTTGGGGCCAAACTTCTCAATCAGGCTTTTCTCGACCTCGGCCATATTAGACTTGATCCTATCTGCTTCATTCAAAAGCTCACTCTTCCTAAGTTCAAGGTGACCGATCTCTCTGACAATCCGTAGCGTCTCTTTCTGGGATGAGGAAATCTGATCAAGCTCCTCCGGTGTTAGTATTCCGATCTCTTCCATAATTTAAGTTTGATTTTTATTAAGGGTATCCACCGCTAGGGCGTGTATCGAAGTTACTATAATAACTTGTGTTGATAAAGAGCTGTGCCTGCTCTTGCGTAAGACCACTTGACTGAATCATCTGTCCTTCTACAGATTTTAGGCCCACATCACTACCGTCTTTATTGAAGTAGTCTTGTGGTCGGATCGAAGGGGGTAGGAACTCGCCGAGCCAGTACGGCCCCCATCCAGTCACTATGCCAGAGGTATTGCCGCCACGGTTGTAGTATCCCAAGAAAGGAGAACGCCCATTTGCGGGAATGCCGTCATCCGATCCCATGGTGGCGAAGGTGAGTGTATCGGGTTGGGTGCCCTTCGTTGTGCTAAGGTTGTAAAGACTGCCAGCGCCTTCGCCCTCCGTTATCCCTATGTAGTATGAGCCGCTAGGATATCCATATTCGGTGTTAAGGGTTTCGTAGAAGTCGTTTGTCTCGTTCACCGTCTTAAATACGACGTGACTCGGTACAGGCGATCCCGACTTTTTTAGTCTCGTCATTTGAGGCAAGTACTCCAGATGCTCAACGACCCTGTTGTTCGGCCCCTTTCTCAGCATGAACTGCCCGTACCCATGGGCACCAAGCATGTCTATCCACCCGATAGCCGAGTATTCTCTGTTCCCCTCTCCGTCCTCTGCTGTTGCCAGCTTGTGCCAAAGATCAAACATCCCAAGCATCACAGGCATGTTGGACTGATAAAAGGAGTGGTTGGTGCGGAGGGGTGATAGGTAATCATTGCCCTGTATGTTGAATATCACCACGGGGCGGTTTGATACGTCTGAAAGCTCGTGAACAAACTTTGAATCTGAATTACAGCTTCCAAAGTTCGGCGTCGCTGCAAAAACATTTGACTGGACGCCCCTCCATTTAGGGTAGTATCCATCTTGCTGGGCGCTGATGTCTGTTGCTGTCCCCGGCGCCAGCGAAAGTTGCGCTGCGATGCTACCTCCCGCTGAGTTGCCAATATGGTAGTACTGATGATAAGCATTTGGCAGTACGGTAAGGATGTTCTGCTTTGTCCAAACGACAGCGTCGATGGAGTCCTGAATAGCCATCCCGTTTACGCCAGATGCGAGGGTCTGGAACAGAGTTGAGGCATACGATGGTATGCCGCCTCTATTGTTGTAACCATTGGCTTGGGAGTTCAATATGCCAGAGATCTGATTGAGATCCCCCTTGAACCAGTCCGACACACCTATCTTGTCAAAGATGGCTGGGTTGGAGCCACTGATAGGCTGGGCCGTGTCATAGGCTCTTTTTGCAATAGGCGTCCATCCGCGACGGTACTCTGGCACCACCACATGATATCCGTAATTACAGAAATGACGAACAATATCAATGATGCCGTCCCGGTTATTAGCATACCCCACATCAAACCCACCGCCATGCCAATAAAACACAATAGGAGCCTGAGCATTTCTGTTGCCCATTGCATCAGACGCGCCGCTAGAATCGGTAAGGCTGAACGTGCTGTACGCAGGATAGATGTCTAGGTACAGCAACTGGGCGTACCCTTGGGCATTATTCCTCGTAGCGCCAGCGGGGATAATATCTATGTACGAACTAGGGTTAGAGCGCCAAGGAAAGTTCCCAGATTTATTTAAGAGCGGGTTACTTCCCAGACCCAACCAGTCCCCCGGTGCCGCAGTGTACAAGACTCTTGCCGCCACCGCCTCACTAATGTTTGCCAGCTTGGAGTCATTAACATCGCTGGTGATATTACCCTGCACGTCACCTGGGGTCGGAAGCTGGAAGCCACTGCCCCCATCGGGCTGGACTATTGGCGCGGATACCGAGTATTTATCAAAAAGACCTTTAGCGTAAATCGGCGCTGTTCCTGCCATGATTAAGGATTTTGCGTAAACTCAATGGTCACAGTAAGCTGCTTTGCACCACCGGAGACTACGGCTCCGGCCTGAATTACCGAGAAGCTAATAACATCACCAGTAGTGACCTCGATAGCAGGAGAAGCAGATTGAGAGACGGTTGAGTAGGTGTTCGCAGTGGCCGTGGGCATGGTGAGTGCGCCAGCGCCAATAAACGCTGGACTGCCCGCAGCAGCGGCTCTTGCGAGCCGCACATCGTAAGTGTCGCCAGCGTCTGGATGAAAGGCCGCTACCGAGATCCTCGTTATTGACCATTCGTTCAGCTCAGTGGGCACCATAAAGGCATCACCTATAAGCATGTCCGCTGTCGGAGCGCCAATCGGAATCCCCACACCTGCTGTTATCGCGTCCTGTACCGTTTGTCCCGCTGCCGGAGACAGGGTAACGGTGATCGTGTTGTTCGACGCAATCCACTGAGTCCCGTTGTTATAAAGCAAGTGCCCCGCACCGGGAGCATCGGCGTCACTGGAAACATTACCCAAAGTTGACAGGAGAGGTGCTGTAGCCGTCCATTCCCCGGCGGCCAAGACTAGGATATCGCCCGCGCTGGCGACACTTACGTCTACGTCGTCAATGTCGCTAATAACTGGGAGGGTATTTTCCCAATTTGAACCATTGTACTTCAGGAAATTGCCGCTAACCACTGTGGTCAGGTTGACGTCGTCCAGACTATTCAGGGTCTCTGGAGCGATAACAAGGGAAGTGGCTTGGCTTTGCCACTCCCCGCCTGAGCTAGTGTCCCATGCAAGTACATCGCCGGGACTAGCTGAAGAGGTGGCGTCATCCGCCACATCGGTAAGATCGGGGAGTGCGGTTGCGCCGGAACCTGACACAGTAGTAGCCCGCCATTCGCCCTCTGACTCGTTCCATGACAGCACCTGACCATCGCTCTTGCTAGATGTGTTGACATTGCCAATGTCATCAAGAAGGGCTACAGAGGAGCCAGTTGCAAGCGCAGCGATACTGTCTACTGTAAACTTTACTGTTTTATTGCTATCGGTCTTATCTGTACCGACAACCGTATCTCCACTCTGGGCCGCTATCGGGCCGGGGAGGTCATTGATTCTAGACATAGATGTAAGTGTAGGGGTACATTCAGCTAAGATAAGCAATCCTCACCTACTCAATATCGGCGCCCTTGCGTCCCGCTTTCTTCTTGCTGTCTATCGAGCGAACCTTCTCAAAGGATCTGCCGCCAAAGTATGATGCGATTACAGTAGTAAGAATGAGCTGGAGCAGTGCAATCCACTCAGCTTTTACCTCAAAAGAAATAACCCCAGCTTCAATGAAGATGAGGAGAACGGTCGTAAAAATAAGGAATATAAGTACGAGCGGTCGAACATTTTTTGATAGCCACGAGTCAGACGACATGTCTGCCTGCCAGCGCTCAGTAATGTTTTTATACTGAACCTCCTCGGCTTTGAGGAACAACTTCTCAAGCTCCATTTTAAGCTCGGCCTGTTC